TTTTTTACGCCCACCTGTCAAGTTTTTTGTTTTCGGGCGTGTCGTTTTTTTTATTGACACTGTGTCAATGGTTGTATATGCAACAATCCATGTCCGGTTAAGTTACGGTAACGTAACCGTAACCTACCGACGATCGGTAGCTGTCTTTTATTATTTTGCTTCATTTTGTTTTCGGGCGTGTCGTTGTTTCGTTTGTGTTATGATGTAGTTATTAACTTCAAGGGAAAGGAAAATAAAATGATTAAGTTTAATGCTTACGTTATCGAGATTGAGCCGGATAATGTATATAAAGTCGGTATCGAAGATGTGTATACCGGTACTGTTCGTGATAATGGTTTGATTGATGATTCTGTTGCCACTTTTGATTCTGCTCTCTCTTCGGTTATTGAGTTAATGTTGATCTTTGATTATGATTATATTGAGGTTGCTCAGGGCCTCTCGAAGAAGGGGCGTCCGTGTCGTAAGTATGTTATCTCAATTGATAACGGCGACTGATATATAAAGTAAAGCCTCTAGGCCAACAGTCTAGGGGCTTTACTTATGTCATACAAGGTATTGTGTCGTACCGTTTACGGCTTTTAGTGCGACATATCGTGTTTTGCCTGACCCGCCTACGTAGTGTGCCCAAATGTAGCCGTCTGCTGTGGTGGTTCCGCTCATGAGGTTGACTGTCTGTCCTTTACGGTATTGCGCCACTACCTGACTGTGAACACTTGGCGCCGAACGTACGTTGAGCACGTCAACGTTGACTCGATAGGCGCGTGCGGTAGTGTCGGCATTGTTGCCGCTGTTGCGCGGATGAAAGTAGCCTATGATACCTCTTTTGCCGATATTGACGTATCCGGCACGGTTGGGGTTTTGGCTGATAGTCTGTAGAGTGCCATTGCCATTGTCTCGCACTACGATGGCGACATGGTTCATGCCACTGCGTTTCCAAAACGCCACGTCTCCGAAAACGGGCGCATAGTTGGCGGCCTTTCGCTCGAACGTGTTCTTTAATGCGAGACTGCGTTCGTACCGCGCCGTGTACACGCTTGCGGCGTATCCGTCTGCGGTGTTTGTGTCGGCTTGCGGAATGCCGTACACGCGCTGGGCGTAGTGTGACCATAAGTCCCAGCATTGTCCGCCGTAGGCGCCGTCCATGTCAATGGTTTTGCCGTTGACTGAGTTAATCCATTCTTGGATGTTCATTTTTGTTCCTTACATTGTTTGTGTCAGATATAATGTTGCCGCTGTCCACGGTGCTGCCGTGATGAGCATGAAAATGAATGCGGCACGATGGAACTGCGGATATTGGACGGCATAGGATGCGAACCACATTGCAATTCCGATCGCCGTGAGTCCGCTTAGTATCCAATATGAGACGATAGTGTTCATTTGCTATGCTTTGGTTGAGTGTTGTTCTGTGCGAAAATCTGCATGAATGGAGCGTTCGCTAATTCCGGATTAATTACGGTGATGTTTTCCAAAATCGACGTGAGTTCTATTAGGCAGATACCGCCGACTGTGCAGATGAATACGGACACCGGTAGTCCTAGATCGACATGCCGGTTCACCTCATCGATGAACCATGCTGTCAACGTGAGGATTATATAGGCGAACTTGTGGCCTAATCCCTCCCGCATTTTCTTGGAGCTTAGATTGTCCTGCATGATGGCTTTCGCCACGCCGGTGACGTAATCGGTGGTAATGAAGAAAGCCACCGTGATGGCGCACCATACGTCCGCTGTTGTCATTGTTATTGTTCCTTCCTACTTGCCTAGCAATTCTCCGATAATCAAGCCAAAATCTGCTTTGGCTTGTGAGTCATCGAATCGTATTTTGCCAAGTCGATAGCCGGTAGTGAGTCGCCTTATTATGTCGTCCGACTTTTTGACATACCATATTTTTTCGTCAACGTGGTTCGGGTCGAGCGTGTAGACGGGGTGGTTGTTGTCTTTGGGGATACGTCGTGAAACATATTGTGAAACATGCCCGTCGCGTTCGGACACGCTCACCCATACCCCAAAACGTGCATAGTCGGTAGTGTCCAAGACATATGACAGCTCACCATCCTGTGGTATTGGCGCGATCAGCGTGTCCGACTCGTCTCGGAATTTGTTACGAATCGCATAGTCCGCGTATTCCTCATCGTACCGTTCGAGGAATCTACCGAATTTTGACTTGGCGACTTTGGCCGAGAAACCGCCATAGTCAGCAAGTTCCAGACAAATAAACCCACTGCAATACAGTCTGTATTGTTGTCGGCTTTGCTGTTGTGCGCCAATGTCCAGCCGGTATTTAGCGAAATACGGGTTAGCCTTCTGGACGGCATTGCTAAGAAATAGAACTTTTGTTCTATCCTGCCAACGATCGACGGTATTATAAAATTCACTGAACGAGTTCACTTCATTGCTTAGAAAGCGTAGGTTGTCTGGAAAAATCTCGTCGAAAATAATCAAGTGAACTTTAGGATAGGCCACTGACTTGAGTCCGCCCGCTTGTGAGAGGGCGACGAAATAACAGCATGTCCGCCAATCCTTTTCATCCCACGATGCTTTATGAATCTGTCCCTTTTCGCCGTTGACACGAAATTCACAGGAAGGAAAAAATTCTTGAATGTCCTTGAAAAACGTCTCTTTCCTGTGCTGTTCGACGTCCGTACGGCGCAGATAAATGAACTCATGGCCGTGCTTAAGATATTCCTTGATGCCATACCGTTTCGCGGCGAACGTCTTGCCTAGGCCACGTGCGCCGATTATGAAATTCCACGGCGCGTTTCGCGTCAGCAGGTTATGCAGGCCGTAATAGTCGTTTTCGTCAAGCGTCTGCAACGTCATGCTTGCAACCCTCCTAAAACTAGTGAAGGGGCGTACGTCATGACTCGCACGCCCCTCCACCAATCTATCATCGTTTGGCAGTCGTTCAAGGGAAAGGTCATCATACAACCACTGCCACCATTAAGTATACCACACTTTTAGAACGCTGGCGGATTGGATTTTCCATCCCACACCGATAACAAGGAATATGCCTGATTGTATCGCGTCGTGTACGGGCCGAATGGGAATGTGGATAGAATGTTGTTTTTGAGCTGTGCGAGGTTCGACGCTTTCGGCACCTTCAAGGCGTTAGCGGGCGACTGGTGATATGCCGTTATCCAAAGAATCTGCATTTTCGCATCATTATACTCTTTGGGATAGCCCGCGTAGTCTTCCGCGAACTGTTTGCGTTGTCCGTCACGCGACTCACTGCGTCCCGCCCACGTTCTGAATGCGGCCGCTTCCGCTGAGGTGAGCGAACGTTTGAACGTTCCGCCCGACTCCATAAGTGCGGCTATTTCAGGCGCGGCGGCCTTGAACGCATTGTATCCGGCTGGGTCGGCGGCTTTCATCGCGTTGAGCACTTGCAAGCGTCGTTCGAAACTCCATTGAGCAATGCCAATGCCCTGCAAATTGGCGGCTTCCACCGCATCCCACCGTAGACCCGCTTCGACCGCGCCGATCACGTAGAGGGCGTACGAGTTTTCCGACGATATCGAGGTGGAAGGATGTGCTTGTCCGTTGTTGCTGGACGGCTGGGATTGCGACGCCTTTTCCAAAAAATTGTTGGCCGTTGTCTTGTAGAATATGCGAGTTCGCGTTCCAGCGTTATCGCTTTCGTGTAAATAAAGGTTGTCGCCTTGCCAATGTATCCACGCGCCACCACGCGCGGAATCAGCGGAACCGTGACTATTGTCTCCCGTTGGGTTCTTTTCCGTCGAGGTCGTGCCACCCCCTTCTCCTAGCGACTTGGGATGAAGGTAGCCTAGAAATGCGGTTAGGTCGAACGTCATGCGCTGCGCGGGGTTAGGGTTTTGAGATAATACGGTGATGCGTCCGTTATGCACGCCGTCTTCCATGACAATGCTCACGTGCGAGCCGGTGTGTTGGCTTGAGAAATTCCAAAACGCCACGTCGCCTTTGACGGGGCTGTAGTCGGCGGGTTTCTTTTCGAAAATTTGCGCCATCTTCGCGTTCGTGGGGAAGCGCGTGTAGTTGCCTTCCGCGTATCCGGTTGGCGTGATGCAATCGCTTACGGACGCACCGTACAAGTCCATACAATACTTGGCCCACAGGTCCCAGCACTGGGCGCCATACGCCCCGTCCATATCCCAGTAGCGGCCTTGAGTCTGTTTTATCCACTCGTCAAAGGTAATAGCCATATCCTTATTATAGAGGATATGGCTATTGCTTAGGATAGTCCGTCAGCTCTCGTAGAGATAACCGTCAGTGGGGCGTACCCTGATTTTCCACGCACTCTTAAAATTGCGGTTAACACGCAGGTAAAGTCGGTACTTTTCGTCCGGCAGCGTGACGTTTTTATTATTGCCCGTGGTTATGTCACCGTTCTGCCCATTGGAGTAGGCCCAAATGATTCGTGCATGGTCTTTGTCAAGCACGAAGGACGCATGCACGGCGACACTATCGTCATTGCCGACAGCGGGCGTCTTGGTGTCGGTCGAGTCAAACGGCACCGTGTCTCTATTGTCTTGATAGAAACCGCCGAAGGTGGCGCCGTTACGTCGCACGCCCGCGATAATGCCAATCTGTCCGGCCTTCTTGTTATCCTCCCACGGTTCGATATCCGTGCTTTCTTTGACGGCCACCACTGCAATATTGCGCGTATCTCCAGCCGTTCCAGTCTGCACTCGGGACATGAAGCCTTCGAGATCGATTGACACCGGCAAAGTCACCTGTCCAACCTCGACGAGTTCAACAGCCATCTGTCCGTCAGCATCGCCGAGCTGGAACAGTCCGTCCGGTGCGAGATACGTGCTTTTAGCCCTATCCGCGTCCGAAACGTCAACATACGCTTGCTGTCCGTACACTTGGAAACGTGTTGGGCGGATAAAAGTGTTTTCTCCGGTGCTGAACGGCGTGAAGTTGCGACACATCTGTTTTGTCGCATAGTCCGGCCAGTTGGAGGTGATACCGTCCACCCCGAGCGCGGTGACGCGCTCATAGGCTACGGGGTCGTTAATCAGCCACGGATTAATTTTGACGCCGGCCGAGTGCGCGGCGTTGACCATCGAAGAAGTGAGTTTGTCTTCGCGTGGGTTGCCACAGAAAATACCGGCATTCCTCATGTCAGTCCAAGAATGCGGCATGGCGCCCACATCCCAAGTGTACGACACGTATTTCACACCCCCTTGTACGGCGCGGACGCATTGTTCCCAACTGAACGAAGTCAATTCGTGGATTGCGGTGGCGCCATACTTTCGCAGCAGTCCTAGCATTGCGTCGGTGGTGGCGTTGGTCAATGACTTGATTTCAAAATCGACGGGACTATCACCCACGGCTTGGAGCACCTGTTCCATGCTTACCGGCTTGCCGGTGTTGCCGCCATGCACTTTCGCCTTGACCTCACGACTCATGAAGTCCGCATAGGTAATGGAGGATACGTTTGCGGCAGTGCCTGTCATAGTGCGGGCGGTGGAAGTGTCATGAAGAATGACCGGCACGCCGTCCGAGGTGAGTTGCACGTCGATTTCAGGCACATACCCATGACGCACCGCCCACATAATACCATCCATCGTGTTTTCCGGAAAACGATAGGAACCACGATGCGCGTGGATGATGAAGTGCGAGTCAAGCTTGCTGTCTACGCGCGCGTTCGCAAGTTCGTCCACTTTGGTGGCGGTGTTGTCCAGCTTGGTTTTTTGCGCCGTGGCGTCAACGGTTGAGCCTGCTCCAAGTGCGGTGAGGATTGTTCTATTATCATCGGCTTTGCCTATGGCGGTTACCGCGTCCGCCCCCGCTTTATCCCATTTGGTTTTCTGCGTGGCGGCGTGGCTGGTAGAGTCCGCTCCGAGCGCGGAGAGGATCGCCGTGTTGCCGTCTGCTTTGCTTGCTGCGGCTGTTGCGGCGGCGGTTGCGGCTGCGGCGTCCGAGATCGATTTATCCCACTTGGTCTTCGCGGCGGTGGCGGAGTCAACCGTGTTGTCGCCAAGCAGCGCTTTGACTACTTCTTCATCATGCGTTTCACGCGATTCTACCGCTTCGATGCGATTGAGATGCGTTTCAAGCGTAGTGTCAATGGTGCGCATGCTGCCGTTATAACCGTCACGCAGGTCAGCGGGGTCGTTGTCGCCATAGAGGTTCAAGCCGTAATTATCGGTTTTCGTGTATACGGTAGCCATATTTTTAGTCCTTTTCCCTAATTTGCGTGTTAAGTTGGTTTAAGATCTGGTCAATCATGCGCATGGCCTTGTTGTATCCGTCGCGCAAGTCCATTGGTGTCGCGTCATTATAGAGTGGCAGTCCAAAATGTCGCGTCTTGTCGTATGCTGCGGAGTCTACGGGCGTGGTCTGCTGACTGTCTGTCATAACCATCAATCTCCTGAAGCAGTGGTGGAAACGAACGGCAGCCCCTCCGCAGTGACCTTCGTATCATTAAGGTTCTTAACACTGTACTGTCCGCCACTGGTTGCGGGAACACGGTTAAGGAAATGATTAAGCGCGGTACCGAGCGCGTTGGCGTTCGCGGCGCTCAATCCGAGAGCGGTGGCGAACGCGCTCAATCCCTCCGGCAGCGACTCCGGTGTCGGGATGGCGTCAATCCTGTCCGACTGGGTTTTCAATGTCGTATCGAGAATGTCCATCGAACGATTGTACGAACCTTCAAGGTTCGGCGCGTCCGTCGCGTCATATTTCTCAAGATTATAATTTGTGGTTTTGCTGGTCATTTGCCGTAATCCTTCCTATTATTTTGCGGTTTTCATAAAATTGTTGACCACTACACCGTTGGCGAGATTTTCAACCGAGAGAGGGTTGACGGGTTCACCGTCATCCACATGTACGTCGCGTGGCGTGATGCGCGGCTCGTTATTGTGAAAAATAGTTTTGTTGCCGAGCACGGCGAACTCAAGACACGTGTGCGCGGCGGCCATTGGCGCGGAAAGTTGCGCCATTTGGTTGACGCGTGCGCCGAAAACGGCAAGCTCACGGTACATGTCGCGATTCGTGTTTTTCGAGTCTTCATACTTGCCACGGGTCGGATTGTAGGTTAAGGCAGAGTCTTCGTACTGTCCAACCTGCTTTTCCAAATCATCCAAGGTTTTATTGATGCGCTCGAACTGTTCGTTAAAACCGGCTGTCAGCTGTTTGATGGCTTCGACGTCCGCGTTTTCGTCTTTGGCGAGATTGTCGAGCTGTTCGCGCAGTTCGTCCACATGTTCGGCCACCTCCTGCACGTAACCGAGCACAGTCAATGTATCACGGTACGAGAACGGCTGAACAGTTGTGAAATAGCGCCGCCGCGGGTCAATGTCGAGCGGCGCGGCGCATAAGTTTATTCCGTTCATGTATTACTCCTAACTGTCTGTATCAAGTATACTCTAATGACCGAGATTATAGGCTAACGAGGTGCTGTAAAGCTGCGGCACGTTGGTCATATTGTCACCACTTCCCCACATGCCAAGAAAAAGATCTTCGAGCGAGTTGATCACCATAAGGTCGATGTTAAGCATGGTGTTACGCCAATCCTGCAACAGCTGTGACTGCGAACCGCTGGTGCCGATCGTATGCGACATACTGTTGCCTTTGTCAGAAGAGTGCGAAAAATCCGTGTTGCTGGTACTGGACGCGGTGGCGGCGCTGTCCTGCTGAGTCGCCGTGTGCGTGTTGCCTGTCGAGTCCGTCTGTGATGCGGTGGTGGCGTACTTTCGGAAGTCATCAATGCGAGTTTGAGGAAATTCCGAATTAAAAGTCATGCTGGAATTATCGGCGGTGGTGTCGGACGTGCTGTTTGCCGTAGACTCATTGGATTGCGTGCCGGAAGACTTGCCGCTGGACTCGTTAGTGCTGGTTGAGTCCATTTCCTGCCTAATATCAGATGTGATAAAAGGGTCAAACTTATGCTTAGCGCTGATATATAACTGGTTGAAATAGTCCATCTGTTCCCGCATGGTTCGACCGAGATAAAATACGAACATTTGTGGCGTTTCCGAACCGATTTCACGCAATGCGTAGTGTGCCACGATTTTCTCATTCAATTTCGCACGATAGTTTTCGTCGAAAATCGGATAATATTGCGAACTTAAATGTAGTTTTTCGTCGGTATTAAAACCGCGTGCAATCATATTACCAAGCGTCAAAGTATAGTCCGCCATGCTGTCTTTGATGGCGTACATGCTCAAGTCTTGCGTCATTGTTCATCCTCCTCTTTGTTTCCGTCGACGTCCAGCAAACCGCCAGAAGTGGTGTCGTTCCATTCAATGCTTATCGGTTTGCCTAAGTCTGCCATTTGCGGCCACAACCGGTTAATCGTGTCGCATGCCTGTTGTCGCGCCTTGAGGTAGCTCAGGCGAAAAACGTTCGTACGGCTGTTTCCTGCTGTGACTTCCGATTCTAGCAGTCGCTCTTTCTTTTCCGTCGTGCTGTTGTCGATACCGAGGTAGTTGACGAGTTCGTTCCAGATTTGCGTTTTCGTGGTGATGATTTTGTCCGCCATAAAGGGCGTCATGTTTGGAAAGGTTTGAAACATTCCAGTAATATCCGCGCTGTCATACGCGTAGATATAGGGGTCTCCGTCTTCTCTCGCCTTAATAAGATTCTGTGCGGTGAGTTTGTTGGTTTCGGATGTGGCGATAATCAGCGGCACACTGATGTTGTCCAAGTTCACATCCAGAGCGCGGTCGGCAATCGCCAATCGCGTGGCGTAATTCCAAGCCACATCAATCATGGTGCAACGCAACTGGTTATCCCAAATCGGGACACACTCTTTCGAGCCGATCTGTGGGTGAGAGTAGTTCGTGGCTACCGGCTGGAATGATGTCGGATTGTTGTAGTTGTTGACCCCCCCGATGTTACCCGAGGTGACCATAAAACGACGGACGCCCTTGCGCTCGTCGGGGAAAAAGAGGGCCAAGCCATTCTCGAACAAAGTCAGTTCCAAATATCTTTCATCGATATAAGGAGGCAAATTAATCCACTTGAACCGGCTCACCGCCAACATTTCAATCAACTTCATGTATTGGTTGATTCGTAATGACTGCCGCATTTCG